GGCCGGAAGCGACACCGAAACGGAGGACGACATGACTGAGCAACGTGAATGCGAAGACTGCGAAGCACCATTCGAGATTGGCCCCGAGCTGTACCCGGGCGGGCCGCTGATCGGGCAGAACCAGACTCGTTGTGGTCCTTGTACCGATAAGGCTGCCGCACCGATATTCGGGAGGCTCTGATGAGCGAGTCTGAGCTGACTGATCTTGACGAGCTGGTTCGGCTGCTATGCCGGTGGGACGAGGCTCAGGAGGTGGAGGACGCAGAGCAGGTCGTTGCCCAGCTACATAACTACCTGACGATCGAGCGGCTCTGGGATCTGGTCGGGAAGGTGCAGGCTGGCCGGACGCTAGCCGAGGACATGCGGCAGTACGAGGACCACCTTATCGGCGTCGAGGCGGCCCTCGATGTCTACCGCAAGACAACTACTGGTCGCAGCGAAGGCGTTGCCCGTGAGCGCGCTATCTACGGGTGACGCCTCGAGCCACGAGCACGAGGTCTTGGAGCTAAAGGGCGGTGGGTGGGCGGTGTGCTACGACTGCAACCGGCTTCTCGATCCACCGACCACGGCCGCAATCCTGACGGAGCGGAGTGGCCCCTGGCCCGATCCAGTGACGCTGTGAACCAGCCTCGTCACTAGCCGAAGTCTCTAGGCTCCAGCCACTCCACAATGACCGGCCGACCATCCGGCCAGCACTCCGGTTCCCGGTCCCGGGTCACATACAGCAGCACCAGCAGCCCGACCACGTTCACGATCGTGAACGTCCCGAACACGGCCAGGCCCACGAACAGCCAGTGGATCATCGCCACCACCCGGCCAGCAGCGCCGGCCCCCCAAGGACAACCACCCCCAGGAACAGCGCCCCGGCACGACGCAACCGGCGGCGGTTGCGGTCCCAGTCCTGTACCTGGCTGACCTGCCCGCGGATCGCCCTGGCTGTCAGGGACAGGACCAGGGTTTCGGGTGGGGGAGTATCGTCAGGCGTCAACGAACTGGCCGCCGTGATCATCGAACACCGGGCCGTTGCCGAGGACCGCGTTCGCCATCCCAGCCGCGAACCCCTCAAGCGCAGCGAGGACGGCCTTGTCCCGGGTGGATCGTTCCTCGGCATAGCGCAGCAGCCAGTCGAGCTCGGCCGGGTCGAGGGACTGGCCGCGGGCATGGGTGGCCTTCAGGAACGCGACCCGCTCGACCGGGGCGAGGGCTTCAGCGAACCGGGCGGCGAGGTTCTTGAGCGCCGGGAGGGGTCCGATGACGACGTCGTCGGCGTCCTCGCCGATCGCCCACCCCGGTCCCGCGACGTCTTGGATCAAGGGGTCGTCGCCCCACTTGCGGGTCATGGCTCGGGGCGGGCCGGGGGACGAACTGCCCGCCCCGAGCCGTTGGTGCTCCCAGCCGGAACCCGAGTGGTGCTCGGATCCGATGATCCCGGCTGGGAGTTTCTGGTCGCGGCGGTCTGCTGGCCACGGGCCCTCGCGGTCGCCCGCATCGCCTCCCGGCGGTCTGCCTGCGCGGCATCCCACTCCAGCAGCTTGGATCGCCAGTAGCGGCGGTGGCCACCTGGGGTTTCCTCGTACGGCAGGCCACGGAACTGCGCGTAGCGCGCCAACGTCTTGGAGGTCACCCGCAGGACGGCAGCGGCCTGCTTGGGTCTCAGCAACTCGTCCGGCAACAAGTCCCCCTTGGTTGGCCGGGTACTCCCGCGCAGGGTTCGGGGACCGGCTGCGCGGGAGCATCCCGGCACCACGCCGCCCTTCCCCGGGGGGAGTCCGGAGGCGCGGTGCTCTATCGACGCTTGCGGCGGGGGAGCAGCCCGGGAACGCCGACCAGGAAGCCGAGGCCGATGCCGATGACCACGGCAACGCCGACCCAGTCCGGATCCCACATGGATGCCCCCCTCCTTGAACGGTCTTAGGTCTATCTCGTTCTGGCGCCGGTTGTCCAGCCTGACGGGATAGGCACATTTAGTTATCTAGTCCGGAGAATGGTCTACGTCATGGGCTTGGTCTGTCCCTACGGTGAAGACAGAAGAACGCCCCCAGGCCGTAGCCCAGGGGCGTTCTGTGGTGCGGCGGCCGGCTCAGCCGACCCGTACCGGCTCTGAGTTGACGAGATACGCCCTCCAGTGGCCGCCCCGGTAGACGTAGGCAACCACCCTCGCCTGTGCCCGTGCGGCGATCCTAGGGGGTCCTAGGCGGCTTCTACGGGTGCTGTAGAGCGGGGGTGCCTTCCGGAGCCCGTACGGGTCACCGATCAGCCGGACCCGCAGGGCTAGGGGCCGGGCGACCCGCTGCCGCCGGCCGTTGTAGCTGGCGACGGTCCCGGCTGCCCGGACGGTCAGGTTCCCGAACCGGTCCTCGCGGACATGCACCGACGCGCACACCCGATCGAACCCCTCAGGGTGCAGCGCCACAGGGCAGCGGAGCCCCTTCACGGCGTCACTCGCCGGACCCGGGGTGTAGACCGCCGGGACCGGTTCGACCGGTGGGATCGCGTCCGCTCTGGTGGCGAACCCGACCAGGGCCAGGACGACCCCACCGGCCAGGATTCCCCAGGTGAGTCTGTTACTCATGCCGTACCTCCCTTGCGTTGGAGGCCACGGCGGCGGATTCGTGGCGCTGGTGGTGCTAGCTGCTGGACTCGCCGGTCATCTTGGCCCAGACCTCCTCGACCCCCCCGGCCGGATATCTCCGATGCCCTCCGGGGGTCTTGGTGCTGGGAATCAGGCCCCTATCGGCCCAGGACAACACCGTCCGGACGCTCACCCCGAGCCGCTTGGACACCTCCTCGGTCCGCAGCAGCACCTCGGGGAACACATGGCCCATCGCTTCACCTCCTTGGAAGACCTCCGGGGCCGATGCCGCTTCCCTCGGCACCGACCCCGGAGGGGTCTAGCGGCTACCGACCACCAGGCTCAACAGCTCCTCGGCGGTCTGTCGGTCCGGCCGGTAGCGGGGGGCGGTCGCGGCCAGCCATCCGGCCTTGACCAGCACCGCCGGTCGGGTGGGGGTCATGTTCACCCCCTCCGGTGGCACTTGCACGGCTTGGGCTTGTGGACCAGCCGGCACTTGGCCTTGACGAACCCGCCCGCCAGGAGCTGCTTGCCGCTGTAGTGCGGGTAGGTCCCCAGCCACTTGAACGGGGTCGAGGCGCCGATCAGCTTGGGCCCCACGACCACGTCGAGCTGGTGCTTGTAGAGCTTGCCGGCGCACTTGCGGCCGACCTTGAGCTGGCAGCGGATCCCCAGCTTCAGGACGATCTGCTTCCCGCCGAGCAGCCGGGTCGAGGTGGCCTGCAGGAACCGCTGGTCCGACTTCGCCAGGTTGAACGAGGTGGTCTGGTAGTCGACCAGGGACACCGCGGTCGGCCGGGTCAGCTTCACCCCGGCGGGCAGGTAGATGCGGGCCTCGACCTCACGGCCCTTGACGACCTGGCCGGAGATGGGCTTGCCGTCCACGGTCAGGCTGACCTTGATCCCGGCGGTGCGGAGCCGGGCCGCGGTGGGCTCGATCCGCTTCGCCGAGGCGAAGGCGGGGGCGACGGCGGTACAGGCGACCGCGGCCCCGAGCAGGACGCCGAGGGCGACCCTGCGGATGGACTTGGGCATAGACGGCCTTTCCTTGCTATCGGCGGGGCGGCACCTTGCCGCAATGGGTGTATCGGCCGACCTTCACGGGAGCCTTAGAAAAAAGATCGCCCCCCTCTCCCGCCATCACCCTGGGGCCGTCTGACCCGGGGAGGCATGGAGAGGGGGGCGATGCGACCTGGCCGGGAGGGTGGGAGACCGGGCCAGGCTTACTTGTGCCTTTGTAGATGTAGAGACTTGTTGCTTTGTCGACTTAGGGGTTGCTCTTGGCCTGCACGTAGGCGACCGCCGGGGCCAGGGCAAGGAACGCCATCCCGGCCAGGAACCACAGCACCCAGTCGTCAGCCTCCACCCCGCCACCGGAGACGGCGCGGACGATGAAGGCAACCACGAACAGGATCAGCGCGACGAGAGACGCCATTTAGGCGTCCCCGGTCGGGGTGACCTGGCTCCGGGTGATGACCGCCAGCACCGCCGCGACGGCGGCGTTGATGAGGCCGACCTGCTCGGGGGTGACCTGGAGGCCGAACCCGACGGCGACGGCCAGCAGCGCATTGACGAGGCCCAGGATCAGGGCCGGCTCACGTCCCAGCATCAGATGTCTCCTTGCCTAGATGAACTGCCCATGTCGGTCGAGGACTCGCCCTGCTCCTGGAGCCGGGCCAGCCCGGTCGCCTTGGTCAGATGCACGATCAGCTCGTTCGCTTCCTCGACCTTCCAGGAGCGTCCGAGCGCCCACACCTTCCCGTCCGAGGTCACTCCGACGTTCACCCCGGCGACGACCCCGACAACGATTGCCGTCACTGCTGGCCGGGTTGGATCTGGACCAGCGCCTTCACCTCGGCGAGCTCGGTTGCCAGCCGGTCGAGCCGCTCGGCGAGCTTGCCGGTCTTCTCCTTGACAGTGTTCTGGACGGTCTCGACCTTGGTCTCGACCCGCTCCAGCTTGTCGAGGATGTCCTTGACCTCAGCCACGTTCAGCCCCTCCTTCGCCCGGAGGCGTTCGATAACCCGGCTGACCTGCTCGGCGGTTCCGACCACCTCGAAGTGCATCGGGTCGAACGGCACCCGCCGGTAGTCGCCACCCCAGCGGATCACCCCGTCGTAGCGTTTCAAGAGCTCGTGGATCGCGGTGACCTGGTCGGCGCTGTACCCGGCGTGCTGGACGCTGCCCCGAGGATGACGCGGAGCGTTGTGGTCCACGGCGGTCCCTGAGGCGTGGTTGCTGTAGCCGCTGGTCTGGCCGCGGATCGGCCGCGAGTTCCACCCCCAGCATCCCGGGCTCATCGGTGCCTCGATGTCGGCGAGCCGCTCACACAGGTCGGTGAACAGCGGCAGCAGCGACCTTCGGACCCCGGGGACATAGGCCACCCCCCGCACCTCGAGGGGGGCGACCTGCTCGGAGGTGATGACCGTCCAGCCGTTCTGGGAGGTCGCCATCGCCCCTCCTTACTGCGCCAAGGTGGTGGTCGTGGTCGTCGGTGGGCTCCAGCCGTGCGCCTCCGCCCACCGCTGGAGGTCCTGGAACCGCCTGGTCGCTTCGGCGCTCTCCTGCTGGCGGCGGCTGTAGACCTCGCCACCGTTACGCCGGGCGCACTCCGCAGCCTGGGCGGGAGTGTTGCTTCCAGGCCGCAGGAAGCAGTTCACGACCTGGAACGTCACGTCGCGCTGGGCCTGCTGCTGGGCCTGCTGGAGGGTGACCCGGTTCCACGCTCCGGCGAGGAAGATGACCAGCAGCCCCCCGAGGACGAGCGCGAGCACGATGGACCGGAACCTCGTCCGAGGGACGGCAACCGTTTGCACCTCCCGGGCGACCAGATCCCCGACGTGCTGCTCGAGCTTGGCCGCGACCTCCCGGAGTGCTCGGGCCTCCTCGATGACCTCCTCCTCGGACCGTTCATGCTCGGACATGCCGCCTACCCCTTTCCGTGCTCTGGGCCAGCGGCGGCTAGCCGTTCCAGCTCGGCGGCGATGAGTGCCAGCCGCCGGGCGATCTGCGCGACTTCCTCTCGGAGCCGTTCGGATTCCCGGACCTCTTGCTCGGTCACGGTCACTTGCCCCTCCGCTCTGCTGCCTGGGCTTCGGTGGCGCGTGCGAGGACGTCCAGCACCCGGGTGAGCAGGGGGATGAGGGTGTCGCGGTCCTGGGCGTTACGCTGGGAGATTTCCTCCCTGAGCCGGTTCCGCTCCTGGGTCGGGGCGATCCGGTCAGTAGCGAACAGATAGAGCATCAGGCCACTGACACCGAGGTTCACGACCGTGAGCCAGGGGCCGACCTCGCCGGCGGGACCGGACGCTTGGGCGAGGAGGTTGAGCAGGTGGATCGTTCCGACGGGGTGGGTGACGGCGACGAGCGCGAGCAGGAGCACGGAGCCCTCCAGAACCGGGCGAGGGCGGCGGTATGGATGGGACGCTAGGCGGTGCCGATGTCGACTACGGAGATGGCGATGGGGTAGGTCGCGGCCCCCTGTACGGTTGCGGTCCCTGACCCCGTCACGCGGGTGATGGTCAGCTTGTAGGTGTGCGCGGCGGCGGTGGGGGACTCGACCTCGGTCTCGATCACCCCGCCGTTGTGGCCGACCCCGGTCGCTTCGATCTGCTGGTTCTGCCGTTCGATGACGGTCGCGCCTTCCTGAAGGCGGAGCTCGAACACGTCCCCGGAGTTGGTCCCGACGATGCCACGCCAGCGGGCCTTGACCTGCAGGACCCGGCTGGCGGTGGCCGGGGTGACTGCCGCGCAGGTGATGACGTCAAGGCTGGTCGTGCCCGACGTCGGCCCGACATCGGAGGTGCCGGGAGTTCCGACACCGAGGCGTCCTTGGGCGAGGTCTTCGACCTGCGCGGCGGTCAGGACCGACCCATCGGTGAAGTCTCTGCTGGTGCTCAACGACCACTCCTAGTCATGGGGCGAGGGTGTTGGTGCCGAGCAGCCCGCTGGTCCCGCTGCCGAGGACGAGATACGGGTCACCGGGAGGCTCGAACCCGCTGGCCGACTGCAACGTCCAGGTGGTGACCCAGTTCCGCCCGCCAAGGTCGATGTCATGGTCGATCCCACGGATGAAGCAGCCCCGCTCGATCGGGTCGCCCCCCCCGGGGGGATGACGGAGGATGGCGATACGGTCACCGATCTGGCGGCCCAGCACCTCCGGCCACAACGCCTCGTCCCGCAAGGGACGCAGTTCGATCTGGGCGAACCGGAGCTCAGGGTCCTTGCAGATCCGCACGATGTAGCTCGCCAGGTCAGCCGCCGCGCCGTCGGAGGTCATCAGCAGATCGGTCCGCTCAAACGAACGGGTCAGGTACTTGGTGCGGCTCTCGCCGTCGTCGCGTTCCTGGGGTGCCCCATCGGTCCGGCCGATCCGGGCCAGGTTGATGAGCTGGCTCTCGTCGTACTCGACCACCACGTTGGCGTACGGCAGATCAGTGCCGTCGTCGTTGAACTGCGCCTGGGTGTCAGCGGAGCGAGTGTCGGTGAAGAGCGCGAGCCGGTTCCGGAACACAACCCGGCCGCTCTCGTCCACATACAGCTCGCCCATCTCCGAATCAACAGCGGCCTGGAGCTCGCTCAGGGCATCCCCGGCAAGCGTGGTGGCCTGGAGGGCGGTGTCGCCTGTGGAGATCAGCCGGTCAGCCTCGGCCCAGTCGACCGAGTCGAGGACCCGATCCACCCTCGCTCCGGTGTCGTCACCTGATCCCACCGCTGTTTGCTCGGCGCGGATGTAGTTGGCGAGCACCTTGAACGCATCGGTACAGGTGAGGGTGCATTCGGAGTAGTTCGGGGGCTGGTAGTCGATCAGCCAGGAGTCCGCGAACCCCCGCCAGATCGGGTACGTCGTCCCGCTGTAGTCGGCGATCAGCCTGACCGCCCGCATCGGGACAAGCTGGGTCTCCCCAGCAGCCACATACGGACCGAATAGGTTGGTCGGGTCGAACCTCCGGTCTTCGTTGCGGAGTGTCCCCTGGAGGGTGCCGGCCTCATACCGGATCATCGGCCCCTCAACCCGGTTCGACCCCCGCCGGGTGGAGACCCGCCGCAGATACGACGCCAGGTCGGTGAACCCGCTGTCAGTTCCCCCGAGGGTGCCGGTGCCAAGGAGTCCCCGGGTGGCGTCCCCGAGATGCAGCAGAGTGCCGGTGTCGGCGGCGGTCAGGTTCGCCTCGAGCCGGACGGTCGGGAACGTCATCGCCGCCAGCTCGTCCCCGACCTGCGCTCGTACTCCTTGATGGCCGAGACGACCCGGGCGCCGACCTCGGCCGGGTTCCCCCCGGGGCCGACCGCGACACTGATCGAGTAGGTGTTCGGTGCCCCGCTCCGGCCGGTCATGGGGACGACCGCCTCCGGACCCCGCTCACCGATCGAGTACGGCGAGCCGGTCCGCAGCCCGATTCCGGCGACCGGCTCAGAGATCACCCCGCCGGAGGCGTATGCCTTGGGTCGCTGGCCCTTGAACGGCTTCGACCCACTCCCGGCTCGGGGGACGGCGAAGACAGGGTGGAAGTTGGCCGAGAACCCTCTCGCCGCCGCCCGGCCCATCGCCGCACCTGCCTGCCCAGCGGTAGTGATCGCCACCGCCCCGGCCGCCTGGGTGCGGGACTTGAACAGCCGATTCAAGTCCTGGAGTTCCTTGCCCGACGCGCTCACGAAGGCGTGGACGTACTGCGGACCTTTGTCGGACAGCGCCTTGACCACCGCCGGGTCAGCGCCACGCTTGAGGAGGGTTCGGGTGTCGGCGGCCCACGTCCGGTAGGCGCTGACCTCTTGGCGCAGGTTGGACAGGATCTTGCTCTTGGTGACGTCCGACTTCTTGTTGTAGCCCTCGAACGCCGGGATCACCGACGCGATCGCGGCGCGTTCCTTGTAGAACTCCTCTTTCGCCTTCTTGACCGCCTCGGCCTGCTTCTTGTGCGCCTCCTTGGCCTTCTCCGCGGCAACCGCGGCCTTACCCTCAGCCGACCCCGCCGCTTTCGCTGACCCGGCGACGTCCTGCTGAGACTTGTCGGTCCGGCCCAGCGCAACCTGGAGGCTGTTCCACGCCCCGGTGGCGAACCCAACCACCGGCCCGAACACAGCCAGGTTGGAGACGGTCGACTTCTGCCGGTCGTTGAGTTTGTTGAACCCGTCAGCCAGCTTCCCCAGCGCAGAGGCGGCATTCTCAGCCGCCGGGAGCAACCCAGTGCCGAGGTCTTCCTTGATGTTGTCGATCTGGACGCTGAGCTTCTGCATCGAGTCGGTGCTTGCTTCAGCGGACCCGGAGAACTCGGTTTGCAGCTCGCGCAGGATGATCTTCTGCGCTTCCATCGTCTTGCCGGACTTGACCAGCGCCTTGATCTGGTCCTGCTGGGACTCGGTGAAGCTGACACCGACCTTCTTCAAGGCGGTCATGCCCTTGATCGGGTCGTTCAAGGCTTTCCCGACCTGGATGGTTGACGCCTTCAACCCTTCGGCCGAGACCTCACCGCCGTTCATGGCGGCGGTCATGTCCACGATCGCCATCGTGGCCTGGTTGAAGATGTCGTTCCCCTTACCCGCTTCGTTCCGGACGCGGGTGAAGGTCAGCAACAAGTTCTCGCCGGACTGGATGGCCTCGTCGTCCACCCCGACCTTGTTGGAGATGGACTCGGCGAGGCGGCCGACCTCCTGGGCGGTGATGTTCGCCGCCCCGCCCGTGCTCCTGATGACCGCCTCGGTTTGGCGTCCGACCTTGGCGGCGTCGCGGGCTTCCTCGAACGCGCTCTTCCAGAACGCGAACGCCGCCACCCCAGCGCCGGCGGTGATCGCCGACACGTCCAGCATCGAGGACCCGAAGGCGTCGGCGGCGGTCTTGATGCCGGTCAGGCGTTTGCCGGTCTTGTCGATCCCGCCGCCGGCCTTGTCGAAGGCCCGCGAGACCTTGTTGGCGGTACGAGACGCGTTGACGTCCCGGGCGGTGAAGTCCCAGCCGACGCTACGGGTCACGCCTCACCCTCCCAGTTGCTTGTTGGCGTGCTTCACGAGTGCCTGATACAGCCACCCGGGCATGTCCAGGACTTCGGTCAGGGAGAGTCCTCGCCAGTAGTCGAGGAAGCAGGCGATATCTTCTCCGTGCTGGGAGAGTCGCCTGCGCTCGTAGGGTCCTCCTTCGCGACCTCCCAGTCGTCCTCGACGTTGGCGTCCACGAACATCTGGAAGGTCAGGATCGGGTTCTCGCGGCGTTTGGTCAGCCACACCAGTCCGTTGATCCCCCGGAACGTCGGCATCTCCCCCGGAGGGAACAGGGTGTAAAGGTTGTCCTTGAGCTGGGTTTCGAGGTCGATCTTCTCCCGGAGGGTGTAGGTGTCCAGGTCAAGCGACACCTTCACCGATGGCGCCTCATCGGCCATGCGTTACCCCCAGTTCTGCATCTTGTTGGCGATGTCGGTGACGATCTCCTCGATGCGGCGGTTCACCTTGGGGATGTACGGCTTCACCGTCTCGTAGAAGACCGGATGCGGTGCCTGGTTGACCCAGTCTTTCGGGCCCCGACGTCCGAAGGTCGGATGCCGCCAAGGGCTTTTCTCGCCCTCCCGGTAGGCAGGCAGGCTCCGCATCCCGTCCGGCATCTTGCGGCCGTCGACCATCACCTTCGCTCCGGCCTGCCTCCCGGTGGTTCTGACCTGCATCCGGGTCGCCCGCCTGAGCGCCGGCCGGAGATGCTTCCCCCCGCCGTAGCCGCTCTTGACCGCCTGCACGACCGGCCGCAGCTCCTCACGGATGCCGCGGGTCATCTCCTTGCGGAGTTCCTTGGCATCGGCGTGCTTGCGGATCATCTTGGCGACCCGCCGCAGATCGTCCGAGGAGGAGATCCGGATGAGGATCAGCGGTCAGCCAACCTTGATGATCGAGCTCGCCGCGCTCCAGGACGCCGACACCTCAACCGCTCCGTCGACGGTGGCGTTGATGCTCATGTCGGGGAGGATGGTCCCGAAGAAGTACTGCCCAGCCGTACCGGACGACGGGTAGAGGTAGAACTTGCGGGCGGTGCCGTCAGTGGCGGCGGTGTAGGTCTGGGCGGTGGCGTCGTCGTAGAAGCCGGAGAACTCGCCCTGGGCGTCCGGGAGTCCGGCGACATACGTCTTGCCGGTGTCCCCGAACGCGGTGACATCGATCTTGTCCGTGGAAAAATCGAGACTCCATGACGCTTGGAAGGTCAGCGGCGAGGCGGTTCCGCCTGACGCTATACCCATGTAAATTACACCGTTGCGCCCCGCTATTCTAGACAATTTACCGCTCCTTTTCTTTTAGCATCCGGCGGGACTGGAATTCTTCGATGTAGGTTATTGCAGCTTTAAGGACGCCAACGTCGTCCCGGAAGTTGCCAAGACCGATATTGCAGTGTCCGCACAACAGCCCACGGATGCACTGGCCGCAACTAACCTGCCTGCCAGGGCAGCAGCTATGGTCGTGGTCGACGTGCCATACGCCATTCCCGCCCGGTTCAGCGGTGCCGCAGATTGCGCATCGGTCGCCCTGAGCTTTGGCGATAGCCTCGAACTCCTGCTCAGTGATGCCGTAACGCCGCAGCGTAGACGTTCGTCTGTACCGCAGACGGGCCTCTTGGGTGACCGGCTTGCGGTCTCGCCTGTACTGGTTGCTACACGGTCGGCAGTAGGTATGTGTCCCGCTGGAGTACTCCGAGCCGGGCTTGACCTCGCCGCACTTGGGACACCGCCGGTCCTTGTCGGCTCGGGCCAACTTCTGCGCGTAGGTGGCCTTCCGACCACACTGAGTCGAGCAGTAGCGAGGTTGCGCGCCCGGCTTCACCTCATGCTCGAACTCTTGACCACAAAAACGGCAGGTCGTACGTTTGACCATGTCGGACCTCCCAGAAGGTTCCGGCCATGCCCTCGGAGTGTTGACGCACTCGCGGGGGCGTTTAACTTCTCTATTCTAGCAGGTCAAGCAGCCTTTTCACGTTGTTGTCGAACGTGCGTTCTGCGACCGCCCGCCGTGCGAGCTTGGCGGCCTTCTCCCGGGCGTCGTCCCGTCCCAGCCACCAGCGCAGCTGCTCGCTGGCCTGCTCGGGCGTGTCGAAGGTCGGGAGCATCGGGAACAACTCGTCCCCTTCGGGCCGGGGGTCACGGAGGAAGAAGCATTCCGTGGCCGCCATTTCGATCTCTCGCGGGCCGACCGCGATCCCGGTCTCCTGCCCAGGGTCGGTGGCATCCCGGCGGTACAGGTTCAGCCCCAGCTTCGCGGAGCGGTAGACCTGGGCGGTGCGGGCGTTGTCGAGGCACTCGTTGGGGTCGTGGCCGATGAACCCTCTGAGCGGGGAGTCCTCGGTGACCTGGGACCAGTTGCCGGCCAACAACACGTCAATGCCGGTGAGGTCCATCTGCTCGAAGAACGCCAGCCTGGACGGGTACCCGGTGCCGACGAACCCGAGGTCGCACCGCAATTCCGGGGACGGAGGCCCGGGGTAGTGGACACTTGGTCTGTAGGCGTGGGGGAGGTAGGTGGCCGGGCCCTGCGCCTTGAACGTGTCCAGGTTCGCCGGGTCGTTCAACACGGTAAAGTCGCAGTGGGCGGCGAGCTCCAGCTCCCGGTTCAGCTCATAGGGCTGCTCGGTACACAAGAGCACCACTCGATGCCCGCGGTCCCGCAGCAGGTCCAGCATCTCGGGCTCGAGGAAGAACCCGCTCACGATGAGGACCACATCGGGCCAGGTCTTATAGCAGGCCGACAGGAGCCCGTTGACCGCTAGTTGGATGGCTTGGTCTTTGTCGAGGGCCTTGCGGAGCATCCCCGGCTTGACCTCGATGAACGCACCGTCGTAGAAGGAAATCCGGTCCCCGGTGTTGTACGGGATGACCTTCTGGCCTGCGGCTTGGAGGGCTTCAACCCAGCCCGCTTGCACGTCGGCGACGCTGAGTCAGAAGTGCGGCCCAGGGTGAACCACCAAGAACCGCACTACCGCCTCACCCCCGTCGCGTACAGGTCCGGCCCCCGCTGGGTGACGTCCAGGTCGTCAAGCTCGGCCAGCCACCCGCGCAGGTCGTCCGGGTCGATGTTCTGGTAGTGCTCCCCGGGCCGGACTGCTTCCCCGTCGATCCCGGAGTGGGGTTCCCGGCCGGGCCCGGCGCAGGTCAGCACCATCCGCCCCCCATCCGCTAGGTAGCTGATGCAGGCTTTGACCACCCCGGCGGGATCCTCTGCGTGTTCCAGTACCTCGAGCGCCAACACGAGGTCGGCCTTGACCGGGGGAGACCAGTCGCGGCAGTCGGCGACCACGTCCACGCCCTCACCCGGGTAGAGGTCGACGCAGGTGTAGGAGCGGTACCGGATGAGCCCTCGGACCCCTCCGTTCACGTCACGCCCCCCGACCTCGATCACCGTCCCGTAGCGTCCGGCGCTGATGATGGAGGACACGTACTGGCGGGCGGCGGTGTGCATCAGATACCCGATGCGGAAGCGACGACGACGAACTCCACCCCCAGGGACGACACCCCGCCGAACTCATAGACGCCGTAGTTGCGGGCCTGGGTGACGCTTACGAAGTCGACCACCCCGCCCAGGCGCGGGTCGTCCTCGATGGCCTGCTTGATGGACTGTGACCCGGAGCCGGCGAGGTAGGCGTCGAGGGCCTTGTCTGCGACCTCGCTCTGGGCGTTGTCCACCAGCACCCGGACGAGGAACGTGTACTCGTCCGCGCCCCGGCTCAAGGTGGCGTCGAAGCTCACCACCGGATCCCCAGGAGCGATGACGGCTGCGGGGTGGGTGAGGGTGTCGGGGATGTACTCGTACACCTTGATCCCCGATACCCCGACGACGAGGGCCTCTTTGATCGCCGCCCGGACGGTGATGTAGGAGGCCATCAGCCGACCTTGACGGGCATGAACGGCGAGAGCAGGGCCAGGACGTCCGGGTCCTCTTGGCGGGAGAGCCGGATGGGGCCGAAGTCCTGGAACCCCTGGATGCCCAGCGGGGAGTCCCGCCGCTTGAACAGCTTGACGGCCTTGAGGATGGCGGCCTCGTTCACCTCATCCGGGACCGAGCTCCAGCCATGCAGCGCGGTCACCTGGAGAGTCGGGAACCGGCCCCCGGTGAAGGCGTTGTTCCCGACCGCCACGATGCGGTTGTAGGCGTAGGGGACACCCTCCACGGCCGCGTTCAGGGGTTCGAGCTGGAAATCGGTATCGATCGTCCAGGTCGTCCCGAAGGTGATGGAGTCCCCGGTGCCGGTCTTCACGATCAGCCCGGTCGTACTCCCGATCGGATCCACGTCGACGGCCCAGGAGCAGGTGGGCCGGTAGGTCTTGACCGTGACCGACGAGTCGAGCCAGAACTTCTGCGCGCAGACCTTGTCGATCGCCCGCGACACTGACGCGACGGCCTTCTCCAGCAACGTCTGGTCCAGCAGGTTCGCCGAGTCGCCGAGTTGCTCGCGGACCTCGTCGGGGGTCGTGTACCAGCTATCAGGGTCAGATGGAACAGGAACCGGCATCTAGCACCCCCTCACGAAAGCGCCGCCGTCGCCAGCCACCCGCCGTCGTAGACGTACAGCCGATGATCGTGGTGGTCCGGACGGATCCGGTCAGGTGATCGCGTCATAAACAGGCACATACCCAAGGCTGGTGCCATTGGAGGCAAAGACCTCGATCTTCTTCGTCACTGTGCCCAGCATGGTCGCCGGGGAGCTGTTCCCCACCCCGAGCCCACCAACGGCGGTCAGCTTGCCATCGGTGGTCAGGACCGCGTTGTTCCGGTACAGGTTCAGCCCGCTGGTCGAACCTGGCGCAACCGTGCCGTCGCTCCATTCCAGCTTGCCGCTGTGGTCGACGCGGAAGCGATGAAAGCTCTCCCCGTTGGTCTGCGCGGCGATCAGGTACGGGACGAGGCCGACCACTCCGCGGAGCAGCTCGTAGGCGACACCGCCGGTGGCGGGCATGGCGGTGTGCCCGTCGCGGGCGAGCGTCAGGCTCCGACCGCGGAGCCGGCCGAACGGGACCGCGCTGATGATCCCGCCGTTGTCCTCGTAGTAGTCGTAGGTATAGGTGGCGGTGTCGTCATACTCGATCGCACCGGCCACGATGACCCTGGCAACCGCGCCACCGCTTTGGGTGTTGAGGATGATGTGGCTGCCATCGGCCGCGGCTGGGCTCTTGTAGACGCGCCCGCCACCGATGACCACGGTACCGCCGTCGCCACGGTTGATCTTGATGACGGTCGGGTTGCCTGGGCTGCCGCTGGCGCTGTGACGTTCTGCCTTGAACGCGGCGATGAAGGTGGTCGAGCGGCCCAGGAACTCCAGCTCGATGAGTGCGGTGCCGTTGTTGTCGCCACCGACGTACTCGATATAGTTGCCCGTGTAGTGCGAGCCACTCATGAATAGCCCCGAGCCGCTGCCGCTGCGGCCGTTGCTGTGCAGCGACAGATAGCCAAGCTTGACGGGGGTTCCTTCGCCGTGGACGTAGAGGCCGTGGCGGGGTGCCTGGATGACCATGACTCGGTCGGCGATGGCCAACTCGCCCATCAGGTAGAGCTCGATCCCGTCTGCGGTGGGGGCGGTCATGGCCGAGCAGTCCAGGCGCAGGTCGAACAGGCCGCCGCGATGCCAGAAGTCGGTCGGGCCGTTGACGACGGCGCTGGTGCGGAGTGCAGCGGTCGTGACGGCTGCGGTCGGGGCCAGCAGGGTGCCTGCTAGTCCGTTTGCGCCGGGGCTCAGCCCGCGCAGGGTGACGCCCGGGGGGAGGGTGAGCGGGCTAGCAAGGCTGAACTTCCGCCCCGGCAGGATCACCTCCGACGGGGTGTTGGCGGTCTGGGCCAGATCAATCGCCGCCTGGATCGCGGCTGCGTCGTCGGTGGTGCCGTTCCCGGCGGCGCCGAAGCGGGCATCCATCACATTGAGGGGGTCTTCGTTGACGATGACGTCGAGCCGGTCGTCCACCCGGGCGTAGATGGCTGATACCGACCCCGTGCCGTCGGCCTTCTTGACGTACAGGGTATCGCTGGCGTCGTCGGGGCCCTTGAACAACGGCAACTGGCTGCCGGAATCCACGGTGATGACCGACCCGGAGATGGTCGCGCCCCCGGTCGTCTGGATGTCCGCGAGGGTGGTCGCGCCGCTGTCGCTGTAGACCTTCATCTGGGTCGCCACCGACGACCGGAACGCGGTCCCGGAGATGGCGTAGACCAGCCGTGATCCCTCGTCGGGGAACATCCTGCGCGTCATGGGTCCCCCTACGCGGCCCGGAGGATGACCCGGACAACCTGGGTACCGGCGGTCACGGTGGTGGTGAACGGGTTCGGGAGCGTCCCGGAGACGCTGGTCTGGGAGTAGCCGGCCCAGAGGGCTTGGGCGAGGTTGGTCCCGGCCCCTAGACCGATCGCCGACCCGGTGGAGATGTTCACCACCGATGTGGCGACCTGCGACACCCCGGCCAGCCAGTACAGCCCTGCGGCGAGCTGCTGGGAGATGGTGATGGTCAGCAACCCCGTACCGGTGGAGTCCACGGTGCCGGCGTCCAGGACCAGCGCACCGGGGTAGCCGTCGCCGTCGTCGGCGTAGATCCCGAGCCGGATCACCGCACCCGCCGATCCGCCGGTGTTCACGTCCACGGCGATACGGTCGAAGGTGGTCGTCTCGGCGAGCAGGAACGGCGCCGCGCGGAGGTCGTTCAGTGTCGGGGTCGCGGTCGCGCGGGCCACAACCGGGGTCGCATAGTACAGGCCGGCTTTGGTTCGGTTCGCGGACAGCGGCAGCGTCGCCCACTTCACCCCGGCGCTCTGGGACGAGTCGGCCACGAGCGCTTGGTCGTTGGAGCCGACCGCAACCCGCGCAGGGGTGCTCGCCGCAGTCGCCGCGTAGATGTCCCCCTTGGTGGTCAGGGTCGCGGTCGTTGTCACCCCCGACAGCTTCGACGCGACAATCGCCGCGGAGGCGTTCACGTCGGCGTTGACGATCACCCCGGACCCGATATCGGGGTTCGGGTAGGTGCCGGACAGGTCCCCGCCCGCGCTCCCGGTCGGGGAGCCACCTGATCCGGTGGCGTACTCCAGCGCCCCGGTGACGACGTTCACCGCGACCGGCCCATACGACGAAGGCATCTCTACTCCTTGACCTGCGCGAACGTGACCCCTCTCGGGGTCTTCAGGTGGATGATCCCGACCCCCGGCAGGGCCCGGACATGCTCGCCGTACACCCCGTGATGCGACGCCGTATCGTGGAACCCCACGACCGTTCCGGGTCGCATCCAGGGACGTAGGTAGTGGTACTCAGGAACTCTCAGGTCCAGCAGGGAGTCCAGCCACGCCAGATGGATCGGGCCGGTAGGGACGAACTCCAGCGAGCGGACTTCATGGACGGTCACCGGCAACCCCTCACAGCGGGAACGGGCCACCGCAGCCCGCCGCGGGTCCGGCTCCAGCGTGTCCAGACGACCGTGGCCGTTGGCCTGGAGCGCCCGCCCGATCGCCTCCGAGGTCTGCCCCCAGCACGACCCCGTCTCGATGCAGTAGTCGGGTTGGATGGCCCGGACGAACGCGGCCACAAGTTCGGTGACCTCGATCTCCGTGCTCTGAGCGTCGGTGGCGTGCCACCACTCCGGATGGCCGCAGTCAGGATGGGCGCGGGTGAAGGCGTCTTCGGTGACCGGGATCCGCTCGGTCACGCTGACCCCTTACACTGGACGGATGGACGCTGACCGGCTAAAGCGGATCCAGGCCAAAAACACGGACTTCTGGAGCTTCCCTAGCGACCTCTGCATTTCGCCAGAGGATGTCGACTGGCTGATCGAGGAGGTCGTGCGGCTCCGGACAGAACTCCAGGAGATCGGCGCGATAGCCGAGCGTGCCCGGCTGAAGCTGCTCAACCCGCAGAGCCCGAATTAGCCGACGCTCTCTAGCTCGCGTTCGAGCTTCAGCAGCGTCATCTGCCGGTCGTAGGCTTCCTCATCGAGGAAGATGCCGCCCTTCTCGTGACAGGTCTTGATCGCCGTGTTGACGTGGACCGGTACGTCACACGCGGCCAGCCGAACACAAAACGAAAGGTCTTCGCTGAAGCTCCGCGGCTTCCCTTGCAGGCCGGTGGGGTGCTTCATCTGATCGAACCAGCACTCCCCGAACTTCTCGCGGACTTTGTGGAGCGCGCCACGGTGGATAAGCAGGCACGCCGCGCCCGTTCCCGCGCAGCGAGTCACCTGATCGCGGGGGTAGTCATGGACAGGGAGGAACCCGACCTCGCCGTTGGCCTCGGACTCATCGACGTAGTTGTAGACGGTAGGGACGATCCCGAACCGTTCCCCGTGAAAATCACCGGGGCCAGTGCGTCGGTTAGCGAAGCAAAGTGCGCCCATGACCGGCCGGTGGTAGCGGTCCGCCGACGTGACCAGCCGGTCGGCCGTGTCCGGGGCGAACCCCATATCGGTGTCCAGCATGAGGAGCCACTCACCATCCGTGCCATCGAGGAAGCTCTTGCAGACCTCGTTACGGCCGTCAGGGATCCCAGCCGTCCCGGCGACCTTCCGGAGATACGTGCCGTTCTCCCGCATGATCCGGCCAGAGTGGCCAAGGTCGTGGAGCGTCAGTTCGAGATAGCTGATGCCGAAGCAGGCGGACCAGCGGTGGGCGTCGAGGAATGCCGGGACGACGCTGCCGCGCTTCAACCGTCCTTCTTCGGCCGACGAGTGTTGCGCCGCTCGCCTGGTGCTGCGGTTGCCTGCTCGATCCTCACGGAGTCGACCTTCTCCGGCTCCGGGTCTTCCTCGAACAGGTAGGCGTTGGCCGGATCAAGCACGATCGGGTGATCATCGGGAAGTTCCGTGCCCCGTTCGACCGCCTCAAACTCGCCGATGTCCTTGTTGTAGACACTGACCGGGGTGCGGTGCTGGACGGTGGGCATCTGTCACGCCTCCTAGGTTCTCAGGTACTCAACTGCCGCCAAGAACACCGCCGGGTCTTCTTGGGCCATGCCGATCATCAGGTTGCAGTAGTGACACAGCAGGCCACGGACGCACTTGGCGCAACCGTAGGCACCGGGGCAGCAGCGGTGGTCATGGTCGACGTGCCACTTACCGTGCCCGGCTGGTTCCGAACGGTGGCAGATCGCGCAGCCGCCGCCTTGGCTGACGAGAAGGGCGTCGAAGGTCTCCGGGGTCAGGCCGTGGTAGCTGAGCTTCTTGATCCGGTTGTAGTCCGGGTTGGCCTCCCGGTGTTCCCGCGCCGCCTCAGCTTGGCACTCCTTGCAGCGGAATGCCTTGAAGGTGAAGGCGTCAGCAGGTTTCGTCTGCTGGCACCGACTACATTTCCGGGGACCGCCAGCCTCTAGGCGGGCGAGACGTAGCGCGTACTGGCGCTGGCGCTTGCACTCAGGCGAGCAGTTGCGCTGGTGGCCGTTGTAGGCGAGGAACTCCTTGCCGCAGTTGGCGTTAGCGCAGATCAACAGGCGAGGGGTCTTCAGGACACCCCGAGTCACGGCTTACCTCCTAGGCGAGGCGGTGACCCCGCCCGCCTAGAGGCGGGGCCACCTTCCCCCGGTAGCTAGCCGGGGGCGCAGAACATGATGCCGTTATTCTGACAGGTGGGTGGGACAGGAGGCGCCCGGCCCCACCCACCTGCTGCCCCGGGCTAGGCCGAGGTCTTGTCGACGAGGATGCGCCCAGCCACGAGGTTCACGAAGTTCCCCCCGGTCCGCCAGTGCATGTACCAGCCACGGGTGCCGGTTGGGCGGTGGTTGGTCCCGAAGATGTGGGGGATGAACTCGATCGAGGTGTTCCCGGGCTTGTCCGCGATGACGTACTGCTTCAGGTCCGCGAACACGATCTCCTGGTCGAGCGCCGTGGTGGTCTGGGTCGTCGGGGCGTCGTCGGACTCCACCACCGGACGGCCGAGGATGCGGTCGCTGGTGGGCTGGGTCAGGTCACCGGAGAAGGTCGAGGAGACCGCTGTGCCGAGACGCTTGATGGCGTCGGCGTAAAGCGGGTTCATGACCCAGGTGCCACGGTTGCGCCACCGCTGCGGTAGCGACCGCTTCAGGGCTCCCAGGTCGACCTCGCCGATGGTCGCAGCGGTGGTGGAAGTGGTCTGAAGCGATGCGCTGGCGTTGATTGCGGTGAACAGCCCGGTCGGCTGCTGCGAGGACCCGGAGCCGGTCATGAACCCGGCGCCCTCCAGGGTCTCCTTGGCGTCGACGAACAGCATGAGCACGTCGCTGGTGAGGTTGGCGACATCCTCGAACATCTCGATGGATGCCTGCACGAACGCCTGCGGCTTGGTCACCGTCACCGAAGCGGGGCCGATCGCCGGCGTGTCGTCGCTGACCTCTGTGACCTCAGCATCCCAGGACGCGGTGACCGCTGCGGTCGTGACGCCATGCCACACCGATCCCTCGACGAGGGTGACAACGCGGGCGAGCTGCCGCAGGACGTTGGTCGACCCGGCCGAGGTGAGCATCAGACTTGGGTCCAGATGCGTCGGCACCAGGTGGCCGCCTGCGGTGTTGGTGCCGACGGTCATCGCGGCGCGCTCCTCGTCGTCGAGGAGGTGCCCGTTGCCGGTCATCAGCTTCGACCAGCCGGACTCGTACTCAGGCCGCTGGCGAGCGAGGAGGTTCTCGACCCAGCGCAGGTTGTTGCCGTGCCGCTTCAGGAGCCGCTCGAACTGGCGCTGATGATCGGGGTCCTCGATGCGGCCGTCGATCGCACGGATGTTGGCGTCGATGAGTTGCCGCCTAGCCTCGGTTGGCTTCAGGCTCCGCGCCCGCTCGAGCACGTCGAACGGGTCCTCGCGGTTGATCTGCGCGGGGGCCTCACGGCGGGTCGAGTCGCCGCTCTCGGTGGCGGCCTGGCGGGTGGCGAAGCTGGCGACCTGGGCGCGGCGCTCGTCGTCGCGGCGGATGGTCTCCTGGAGCTGGGCGCGCTCGGCGGTCAGCTCGTCCCACTTGGCCTGGGCGTCGTCGGCGAGCGGGTTGTCGCCTGCGGCCTCGTGGATGCTGCGCAGCTCGGCCTCGACGGCGAGCAGACGCTCACGGGGGTTCATGCGGTCTCCTTGAGGGCAAGGAACGGAAGCGCCAGGAGGCGTTCTCTGGCGCTTGGGGAGAGACCGCGAGTGGCAGGGGCCGGCTCGTCGGTGTGCTGCGGTGCGGCTCCGTCGTCGCCAGTGGTCGAACCGGCTGGCGCGTCGGGAGTGCGGATGCTGCGGGCACGGGCGACCAGCTCGTCGTAGCGGCGCGGGTCGCGGGTGCGGAGGTGCTCGTAGTAGGCGTCGGTGGCCGACCGCATCCCCGACGTTGCGGCGGGGTTGGCGGGGAAGGTCACCGGGCCGAACTCGAACAGCCGGACCTCCTTGATGCTGCGCTCCGGGAGGCCGTCGGGGTTGTGCGCGCTCTTGGCGGGCTCGTCGTCCCACTCTTCCTTGACGACCCGGAACTTGAAGCTGGAGCCGTACACACCGGCCCGGAGGCCAGGAAGGAGGTCGCGGTTGTACGAGGTATCGAACAGGGCCACCTCGCCGACCGCGGAGTCCTTGGCTTCCTTGAGCTCATCGACGGTGCCGAGGATCTTTTCCCCGATGCTGAAGTCGAAGCCGTGGTCGAACAGCGAGACGATGTTGTCGCGGTTCTCCCGCATGGTCTTCTTGAACGCGCCCTTGACGGTCCGCTCCAGGAACGTGCCCTCGAACCAGGAGTCGACCCGGTACCAGGTGTCGAACGGCGAGAACCGGACCACCATCGTGCCGAGGGTGTCGCCGTCGTCGTCGGCGCGGAACTCGAAGCTGGCGGGCTGAGCCCGGACGAGGTCGAGGTCGCGGAGGGTCTCCACTGTTACTCCTTGGCGTCCGGCTCCGGGGCCGGGTCGGGGGAGGGGTTACTGCCGGGCTCGAAAAGCTGGACGCTCAGGAGCCCGGTGTGAACGAGTCGGCGCATGTCGCCGGAGGTCACCGCGTCGATCACCGACTTCGGCTCATAGCCGGCGTCGACCAGAGTCCGGATCGTGCTGGCGTCTTTCTGGCGGATGTCGCTCAGGTCGGCCTGGTCCTCGCGGAGGAAGGCGATTTGGCTGCTGTCGTACCAAAGCCTCGAAGAGGCCGGAGGGGGAGCGAAGACCTCGAGCACGCCGGAGGCCATCTGCCAGTGGGGGTGGCCGAACAGGTCGCCGAAGTGCCGCCGTGCCTGCCCGTAGTTCGAGTACGTCGCGGCTTGCAATCCCTCGCTAAATCCCGGGATAATTGGAGGGACAGAACCGGCCGCGCAAATTCTTGTTTCGCCAGCCCCTTGCGTCATTTTGAAATCAAGCTGGCGCATGTCGGACCCGACCACGGTCACATCCGCCCCGCCGCCCAAGAGCATCGTCTTGTAGGCGTTGTCGACCCCCTCGTACTTCTCTTTGAAGAGGGTGACGAACTCGTCAAACTGCGCCTTGGTCAGAGCCGCATCAGGCTTGACTACGAGGTTGGGAGTCGCGCCGTTCTCGAAGAACTTCGCCTTGTGCTTGGTCGCCGCGGTGTCAGCGTCGAGCTCGCGGAGGATGGGGGTCATCCACGACATGCCCCGATACCGGGCTTCAGGGTCCGGATACGGGCTGTAGTGGGCGACCTCTTCGCGCAGGTACACCTCGGGGCGGTTCCCTGAGTTGGGCCCTCCGGCGGTGTAGGCGTACCCGATGATCTCCGCGTCCGACTGCCAGTAGGGGTCCTTGGCGTCCCTTTGGGAACCGAGGACGATCGTCACCCAATCGGGCCGCAACCGGACGATGCGCTGGCCGGTGGGACCTCCGGGCTTGGCGACACCGAACCAGTTCCCCGCGAGGGTGACGTCCTGGTCCATGCGGGCCAGCAGGTCCCCGGTGAAGGTGTTCCAGTCCGGCCGGTCCAGCAGATCAAGAGCTTGGGTGCCGAACAGGTCGCCGGGCTGGCCGTTCCTAAGCTGCTGGAACCGGAACCGGGCGCCGGAGAACAGCCGCATCCTCGCCAGCGAGACGGCAAACGTTACGCCGTTGCCCTTGTAGCCGGTCCCGGCGTAGCCGTCGAACCCCGCCGGCACCGCTTCCCGGTCGCCCTGGAGCGTCTGGGTGATCTGGCCGAGCAGGTAGCGGCCACCGTCAAAGCTCATCCAACTCGCGTAGTCCGAGAGGCTGTAGCGGGATTCGGTGCCCTTGGGCTGGGGGAGTGCCGGCGGGGCCGGACGGAGCCGGTCGATGAGACGTGCCACCTACTCGCTCCGATCGTCCAGTAGGAGGCCAGCAACGAGCAGGAACACCCCGAGCGCCGCCGCGCCGAGCTTGGGAGAGACCAAGGCTGCGGCTACGACCAGCCAGCAGGCGCCACAGACGACGAGGAGGGCGGCTAGACCACGGCGACGCCGAACCATGACCCGTCCTCCTCAAGGGCGCCCTTCTCGATCGCCAGCCCCCGGGCGGCCTCGGCCAAGATGGCGGTCACGAAGGCGTCGATATGGGCGTTGTCGCGCTTCTTGACGACCTTGAGGAAGTGGCGGGGGACGCTCGGGTCCTCATCCGGCCTTGGCTGGCGCCTCCCACCTTGGGCGAGGGCGGCGTTCATGGCGTGCCGACGGAGGGTTTCGTCGCCGTCGTGGGTCAGCTCGCCCTGAAGGTGCTCCAGGTAGCGGACGATGGCGTCATCCATCCGCCGGTCCACGTTCGTCGGGTACTCCACGACCCGCTCAGGCCAGCGGGCCTCCCACACGTCGAAGTACTCCTGCCACCGGTAGGGGTCACCGAACAGGAACTTGACGTCGTACGCCTCAAACGCTGCGGCCATGACCTTGTCGACGTCGGTCCGGGGGACCCGGTGGTCGTCGTAGTCGGCCGGATCCCACGTCTTGAGGTGGAACCAGCGCCCATCCGTCACCCGAGAGGCCACGATCGACGTGCAGTCACGGGTTCTGGAGCCGTCGAAGCCGAGGCACACCATCTCGCCGGGCTTCAGGTCATGCTCGCGGGCCCGGGAGTCCCAGATGGTCGCGTCCGCGGCGTCGGAGACACCGACCTCGAGCTTGTTGAAGAAGAACCTGAGCGCATCCGCCACCGTGGGACACACGGCGGGGTCTCTGGCGTCGGCGAGGATGCGGTCCTTGTCCACCCACCAGCTATCGCCGTACACCTCGCCGAGCAGCTCCAGCGCATCCTCGTCGTCGGTGAGATCCGGGCGCCGTGAGGGGGGCCGGTAGTCGATCACCACGTCGGCGACGGGGCTCTCGTGGGTCCGCTGGGCGATCGAACGCTCCGAAGGGTCGTAGGCGTTGGTGGTTTCCAGCCACCGGCCACCCATGCCGCCAATGTTCCGCTTCATCGTGGTCGCCAGCAGCACGCCGCCGTTGCCCTCGACCATCAACCCGGACTCATCGAACACGGCCATCGTGAGGCGCGCCCCCAACCGGGCCCGTCCCGAGCTGGTGCGGGGCTCGATCTTGCCCCCGGAGGGGAGGTTGATGTCCTGAACCCCGATATCCACCCCAGGGATATCAGCAACCGCGCCTCTGGTGGCCATCTCGTACACGGCCAGCCAGGTGTTGTCGGTCTGCTCCTCGGAGGTGGCGACGATCTGCACCCACGGGGTCGGCTGCGGGGCCCCCACGGGCTCGCCGTGGGCGTCCCAGCCGGCGAACCGCACCGGCCCGAACGCCTCGGCGAGGATGATCCCGGCCGCGAACGGGCCCTTGCCCCACTTCTGCGGCCGCATCAGCAGCCCACCACGGTAGGCGAAGGCGGCTGAGGGCTTCTCCGGGTCCGGTTCGGCGTCAGGATGCAGGCGGTAGAACTGGTAGAGGAAGCGCAGCATCTCCTCTGTCAATCGGTACGGCTGACCCTGGTACACGCCGTCCGGTATGACTAGGTTCTCCTCGATCCAGTCGGCCACGATGTAGCCGAGGGTCGGGTACTCGCCCTCGATCGGCTGCCACGGCACTACTCGACCGCCCTAAGCCGCTTCCGTACAGGCTTCTGACCTGCGGTTTCGTCGCGCTGCTCGGCGAGCTCGTCGGAGGCGACCTGCCAGCGCAACCTGAGCATCGACATCGCGGTCAACCCAAGGCCGTGCTCCAGTTGCCGCACCTCGGACAGCAGGAACGCCACCGCTCCGGGCTCCTCGGCCTTCACCAGCGCCCGGACGTAGCGGGCGACGGTGCGCTCCAGGTGCATCTGATCCCACGCGACCGCCTGGGGGAGCCGCCACAACTCCCGCCACGCCTCGATCTCCGCGCCTGTCTGGTCACCGAGCGGCCAGCGGGGGACAGGACCCTGGAATCCCTCGGCTGGGAGCAAAACAATTCCCGGCGTGGCATTTCGACGGCGCCGCTGGTGGTCTGGTTTTGGTGCTGGACCCGGCATTTTCGCGCCTCCCCGGGCTATTTCGAGGCCCGACCGGGCCTAATTCCACCCCTGACCTGGGCTAATTCGAGCCTGCCTGGCGGCTATTTCCCCAGCTAATTCCCGCTATTTCTTCCCTATTTCAAACCGGACATTGTGGGGAAACCGTACAAAGTGCGAGACGGGGGTTTGGGGGTCATGGGAAGTCGGCCGCACTCTCGATTGGCCCCCGCCCCCCTCCCTCCTGCGAAATCATTTGCATCACCGCAGGTCAGAGGCTTGCAGGCTGTACTATTGTATTTCGTCCTCGTCCTGCCTACTCACTGCAATACATTTGTATATTGCAATGCACCTGCTGTCCTACCCTACTCACCGTGCCCTGCGACCCACCATGCACCGTGCTATTTCACCTGTCGCTTGCCACGATTACACGCTGCATGCACCACACCATTATACCCTTGCCTGTCCTGGGTGTGGTCTAAATCAAGGGCCTGCCCCGCTAGCATTAGCTCCCCGCATCGAGAGCACGCCCTACCAATTGCACCCGGTAGCAGCTTGGCTCTGGCCCGCTGGTGTGCCGCACCGTACCCACGCTGAGCGGTGGTGGCTCTGGGTAGCTGATGGGCAGGGCAGCGAGTGCCCCGTACCAGAGTGGTACAGCCTTGCTCGATGCAGGGGCGGGGGGCTGCCATGAACCCACCCCCCCTTGTTCGCAACGCCGTAGTGTGGCGATACCTCACACAGCGTAGTCGGATCGTACCACGTATCCACAGATGTCAAGCACCTGACCAGCAGCGATAGGGGAGCGGCTATTGTGCAACCGGGTCGCTGACCAGAACCCGATGGCGGCCAGGGCCACGCTCGGGCTCCGGAGCGGTCGGATCGCCACGCTCCCAGCGGACCTTGTCGTTCGCCCGCCGGACCCGCTCGACCAGCGCATGCAGGTAGCGGGTGTCTTGGCGGTCGATCTCATCCGAGGTCACGACCACATGGATGATGCGGCCGTCCCTGGTCCGCTCCGGCATCTCATAGAGCTTCGCCAGGATCACCTCAGTGGGGTCGCTGGAGCCGCTCTTGGCCGGGAGGGCACCGGGGGCTGTCGCCCCATGCGGACACGGTGGGCTGGTGTCGTCACAGGAGCAGTCGTGGTGGCTGCGGCCTGAGCCGAGGGCCCGGGCGTGGCGGTGCCAGTCCCGCTCCCAGGCGATCTGGAACACCAGCCGGACCTGCTGCTCCAGTTGCTCTAGGAGGGCTTGGGGGATGGTGCGCCGGAGCTGCTCGGGCCAGGTGAGGGCGAACGGGGGATAGACCGTGGGAGCCTGTTTGGGCTTGTCGGTGACCTGGACCTGTCGGCTCACGGGCGCTTCACCACCCGGTAGCCGGCCTCACCCAACAGCTCGAGGAACAGCCCGACCGCATGGGTTCCTGGGGGGCGTTTCTGCCACCAGTCGGCAAGCACAGCGGCGACGGCGGCGGCGTGGGGGTTGAGCTCGGCGAGGCGGGCGCGGGACAGGTCGTCCAAGCCGATGGTGGAGCTGTGATCGACGGCTTGGCCCAACCGAACTCCCCCCCGAGACGGTCCTACCTAGCCACGGAGGGTAACACGGGTTAGACGGAGGGTGTTGGATGACGAGTTTGGTTCAAGGCGTCACTCGCACGGCTCATCTGCGAGGTGGTCGTGCTCAGGGTCGTCGCAGACGACGACTGCGCCCGGGTCGAGGCTTTCAAGGCGACGCCGGAGGGCTGAGGCGGCGACGCTAGCTTGGTAGATGCCGTCCGCCACCGCCTGCGCGGTCGGGTCGCTGAGGCGGTTCTCCCACTCACTCATGGCTTTGAAGTCCTTACAGGTACAGGACTCCACGATGCAGCGGAACGGCGTCGCCGGATCGGTCGGGTCGTTTCCGTCGCGCATGTGGTGGTCATCGCTGGAGTGGTTACAGCGAGCACATGATTTGGCATGGCGACTCATGCGGTAGCTCCTTCGTAGCCCCAGCCCCAGCTATCCCAGCCGAGACGAGGTTGCCGGGCGAATAGTTCAACGTAGGGACCGGGAGAGACCTGCTCCACCACATCAAGGAACGCAGGCGGCTTGCTGGAGTGCGGGCCACGCTTCCACTGCCACCACGTCGTATCGACCCGGCCTAGCTGAGCGGCGTCCGAGGGGGGCGGTACGAACGGACGAGGGACATCGCGCAGAGCCGGCAGCACTTCCTGTAGCCGCTGCCAGTCCTGCGCGCCTGGCAAGCAGGCCCCGTCCAAATCGTCGCGCTCCCAGCGGTACACGATCCCGGTCGGCTGGCCTCCGCGAACGAGGCGGTGAAGATCGGCGCGAGTCATTCCGGCCTGCTCTCTGGCGTTCTTGATGAGCGACCCGGCGCGCTCGACGTGGCGGTCCTCGCGCTCTCGGCAGGCGAAGATGACGAACTCGGTGGTATTGGTGAACCGTCCGCCTTGACCAAGGCCCATCGGTTCCTTGCACCAAACGAGGGTCTTGACGGGGGTGAATCCCCAACTGAGCGCGACGGCTCGCGCCTCGCCGGAAGTGAGGAAGCGGTTTGTCGTCCAGAGGTACAGATGCGAGCCAGAGCCGCTCAGGTCGTAGACCGGCAACGCCGCGATCTCCTCGACCGACATGGACGAGTATGGCAGGAACTTGGATTTCGGACGGCCGCCACGCTCTCCGCGCTGGATGCCGGTCGGCTGCTCGTCATGTGGCCACGGCGGATCAGCAACGACGGTCGAGTAAGGCGGGCTAAGCCCCTCCCAGGTCACCCGTTCCCCCTTGAGTGTCGCTTACGGCCCTAGTGGTCACTTCGGCAACTTAGCGTGCTGTCTTGACGCTCCGGCGTTGCCGGCCGATCTCCTCGGCCACTCTCCAGATGGCCGTGACGTTGTAGTGCATCTCCCGGTTGTCCAGACAGAAGCACAAGGCGGCCAGGAAGTCGTCGCGGTCCATGACGGGGATGATCGGTGGGGGAGATCGAGGGCAAGCGTAGCGAGCATCACAGGTCGGTCACGGGTCGCTGCGTATGCAGCCCGCCTGAGAACGGGCCACGCGGGCAGCCCGCAGCAGCAGCCCGGCGATCTGCTCTGCGTCGTCCGCCGTCCAGCCAAAGGCCCGGCCACCGCTCGTAACTGTCACCTGCGGAAACTCCTCTGGACCATTCTGGACAAGAATGTCGGTGTACCCAACTTTGCCGATCTTCGTGGGCTCGCTCATCGGCCCTCCTTCTTCTTGGCTGCGGTCACGGCCTGAACGGGGGGCTCCCAGGTGTAGCGCCAATGTCCCGGTGGGACACTCAAGGGCCAAGTTCCCGACCCCCACTGAACAGTCAGCCAATTACCAGTGTTGTTGCGGAACTCCATCCACCGCCAACCGCTCGTGCTCACGACTTCCTCGCTCTCTGAGCCTTCTTCCAGCACTTCGCCCGCGCACAGAGCCACACCTCGCCCCACCGGGGAGTCATTACAGGTCCAACCGCGAAGCGCGCGCAGGCCCGACAGTACGTCTCAGGCGGTGTCATCGCGTCTCCTTCTTGGCGGTCTTGGCTGCGGTCACGGCCCATCGTCCCCCAACCAGCTCGGCTCTGGGATCAGGTTCGTTCTGGTAGCCCTTGAGGCGGTTCTTGGCCTGGTCTTCATCCCGGGCCCAGGAGAGGACACGACGGTCGGTCATGGCTGGGCCACTCTCCCGCCATCCTCCTCATCCACGACCTCGAACTCCTCGGGCAAGTAGACGGTCTCCCGAACGATCACAACGGGGAACCTACGGCCGGCGCTGCTTGTCGCCTGCCGGCGCTGCTGAACGCGACCGGTCCAACCCTCCTTCTTGTGCCGGACTAGGGCTCCTTCCTCGATCATGCGGCGGCGCCTCCTCGGATCAGTCACCGGCCGAACACCCTCGCCGCCTGCTGCTTGTTGAGCCATTGGCTCCCGATCCGGATACGGGCCTCGTAGACGGCCTGCCGTCCTCTGTGGAGCTTGCGGTCCCGTGAGGTACCCCAGGCGACCCCGTGACAGGTGCAGAAGTTACGGATCTTCCCTCGTGTCGTGTTGGGCATTGCCATTCTCCCTGGTAGGGGGTGTCTGATCTGTCTCAGGTTTACATAAGAAGGGTTATGGGAGTTCTGCGAGAGTGGTTACGATTGCGAATCTTGGCAGGCTTCGCAGCCCTCCTCACACTCCTGGCCGTCGTCTACGCATTCCTCAGTCCAGACCCAGCGGCCGAGGAGGATGCCCGCCACAAGCGCGGCAGCGACGAAGGCGATCAGATGGCCCATCGAGACGAAGATCACGACGCTTTCCTCATCTGCTCACGCCGCCGCCGCTTGTAGCGGCTCGTGGCCGCGTTCCGGCACTGACGGCACCGACGCTTACCAGTCTTGGTCTCCACCAGCAGGTTGTCATCCTTCAACGGGTGGCCCTGCGGGCAGTGCGGGCGTGGGGGGCGGCGGCCGTGCTCGGCATGGACCGGGCGGGGCTTGTAGGTGAACCCCAGGCGACGTCGGTCATACTCGGACAGCCCGCCCCAGATCCCGTACTCGTCCGCCTCGGCCAGGCACTCGGCTTGGACCGGGCAGGACGCGCAGATGGCCTTGGCCGGCTTGGGCGGCTCCCCCACCCCCGGATAGAAAATGCTCAGGTCCATCCCCCGGCAAGCGGCCCGCCAGTACCAGGGCTTCGCTTCGTCCCCGTAGACCCTCACCAAGGCGACCAGCCCCAATAGAGCGCCACCTGGACAGCGCCAGCCAACACCGCGGCCAGCAGCCCACCGACGAATCCGGCCACCGCAATCAACGCACTTCTCTTCATGGAGAACCTCCTATCGGGACTCATCAGTCACGCCACCTCCGGTAGCCCCAGGCGACGATGGCCGGCAGGATCAGCGCCACCGCGACGAGGCCGAGACGCTCAGGCCAGCTCATAGCGGGGTGACGTGACGGGCCACGTACTCAGCCTGCTCATGGCCGAGCCGAACAATGGTCTGCTCGGCGGTCTCCAGGTGGACCGGGAACAGATGGGTCGGGGACGACTTGGGACGGCGGTTGCGGAACTTCATGACGGCCTCTCCACCTCGAAGTAATCAAGCAGCGGCCAGCAACTGGCCTCCGGACCGCGTGCCGCGACGGCGTTCCGGCGGGCGAGCCGGAGCAGTCGGCGCCGCGAGAGCCGGCGGCGGCTGGTAATGCTGGTCTGCCAGCCCCAACCGGGCTTCGGCTGCAAAATGACGACGTACCTCTTCATGGCGGGCCTCTCCTTGTGGTTGCACTCCCCCGCTGGGGCACCTCTCCCCCACTGCGGGATGTCCGGTTTGTACGGTCAGCGGCTACGCCTTGCCGTGCCCGTTGCGGCTCGACCCGGCCCGGCCTTCGAGGACCTTGCGGACGTACCCGGGACTGGTGTGGACGTTGTGGTGGGTCGCGAGGTACTGCGCGACACCCTCAGCGCCGATCTCGGTGACCTCCTCGGGTCCAAGGTGGGCGGCGACGGCTTGGATAGCGGCGATCTTGGTGCCCTCTCCCCCACTTACCTCATGTCCGTTTTGCCCGTTGCTGGACCTAGTTACGCTGGTCGAATCGGCCCTGACGAGCTCGCCGTCGACCACATCGCTGGACCGAACAAGCTTTCGAGGGTCAGAGGCGACCGGGGCCTCGAACACATGGTCGGCACCCGACACCCGGACCAACATCTTCAGCAGGTAGGCCAGCCCCAGGGTGACCAGGATGGAGGCCACCGGGACCGCAAGGGCGATCGGTCGGGCCTGGGGTGGAACACGGGTACCGTTGAAGTACAGGGTCGCGGCAGCGGACAGCACCACGAGCAGGAACGGCACCGTCCGCGGGTAGGGGACGAGCTGGCCCCGCTCCTGCACCCGGACCATCGAGGCGCCGATCAGCAGGATCTCGAAGAAGATCAGGGCCATGTCGATCCCGATGGGGAACAGCCAGGCGTGCCCGTCCCCGAACTGGAGCATCGGGTCAGAGGCGGCATCCCGGAGCGCGAAGAACGACAGGGTGAAGGCGGCGGCAGCGACCCCGATGCCGAGGAAGAGCGCCACCCCCAGCACAGTTCGAAGGTTGGACGGCAACGTCGACCACATCTAACGGCCTCCTGACAGCGGTGTAATTACATGGGTGGGGAGCGTCACTTGTCGGCCTTGCCGGGGATGTGGCCGCCCTTGGCGATCCGCTCGTACAGGTTGATGACACCCTCACGGAGGTCATCGAGCGAGCCGGGCTGGACGCTCTCGACCTTGACCGGGGCGCGCTCCTTGATCGCCTTGGAGGTGGCCGGGACGGTGGCGACGATGGCGCCGAGCACGGCGACGGCGAGCCACTCGAGCAGGGTCCGGAACACCCGCCGCTCGGCCCGGAGGTTGGGGAAGACCCCGACCAGCCCCCGACCGATCAGGATGGCCAGCCAGCTCGCCGGGTGGGCGAGGACCCCGAGACGGCCGGCGAGGAAGATGAGGACGCCGAAGATGGCGACCTCACGGGCGATCTTGGGCAGCCAGACTGCCGCCTGGGACTGCGCGGGCTGGGGCTGGCCCATCGGGGCCCAGCCGGGCCCGAGGGTAGGTGGTGCGTGACGGAACATTCATGCTCCCTTCTGGTAGTGACGTGCCCGGTTGAGCACGCCGCGGACGTACCAATCGGCGTGGTTGTAGTTCCAGACGGCGCCGTAGACGTTGCGGCGGGCGCCGTTGGCGAGCAGGTAGCGGCGGGCGGCCGGGATGGCGTTGCCGGGGTTGTACGGTCGGCCCTTGCCATAGCGCGCCCAGGAGTTGCCGGCCTTGGAACCGGAGACGCAGCCGATCTGCATGGGGCCGCAGGCACCCCACGGGTTCGCCCCGGAACGGACCCCGGGCAGGCGGGAACGGCCGTGGTTGCTCTCGACCCTCCCGATGCCCGCAAGGACGGCCCAGGCGGCATAGCGGCGGCCGTCCTTGGTCTTCCAGACCTCACCGTTCCCGGCCTTCTGGTACAGGGCCAGGTAGCGGCCGGGGATGGTGTGCTTGGCGAACCCGGACGCCAGCATGATGGGGCTGATCGGCCGGACCACCCCGAGCCAACCCTTGCGGAGGGCGGTCACCCGGACGGGGATGCCCTTCCCTCGGGCCTCGACCATGCGACCGGAGGCGACCACCATCGCCACATGGCGCCGTGAGGGGCCGTTGGTGGCGTAGATGACGAGGTCGCCAGCCTTGAGCTTGCCCTTTGCGCGGGGGAGGTGGGCGAGCTGGTTGGCAGCGGTGCGGGGGATGCTGACCCCCGCCGACCGCCACGCCGCCCACATCAGCCCGGAGCAGTCGTAGGCGTTGGGGCCGTTCGCGCCCCACTTGTAGGGCTTGCCGCGCTGGGCGAGGGCGAAGGAGACCGCCTGGGCGGCCATCTGCGGCGACGACGGAGCAGCCGAGACACGACCGGGGGCGTCGGTGGGCTGGGCTGCCGAGTCGAAGTTCCCCGCGAGGAACAGGCCCAGCAACGCGAAGAACACATAGGGCGCGGCGGCCATCTTGGCGCGGACGGAGAGCTGGGGGTACATCAGCCCCGGACCACCGCCCTACGCTTCGCCTTCGCCTTGGCCTTGGATCGGGGCTTGGCCTTCCTGGCAGGGCGGCGAGGGCCGAACCCGAACAGGGCGAGCGCCCACATCGCCAGCACGAACCCGGCGACCGCGCCGATGGTGCAGTAGAAGACGACGGCGATCTGCTCGGCCCAGCTCAGGCTGTCCCAGCCGAGGAAGTCCAGGAACGCCCCCATCACCGGATCTCCCGATGGGGGGTTGCGCCCAGATACGGGCAGGTTGGACGATACGAAGGCATCTGAGGGCCTCTCTTTCGGATGCCTGGCGGGTCCGGGAGCTTCCGACTCCCGGGCCTGCCGCTTACTCGGTCTGTTCGATGTCCTCCGTCTGGTCGTGCTCGCTCTCGGGCCTGCTGCAGACCTGCCCGTACCCTCGGGTCAGATCGATATGGCTACAAATCACTTTGTCGCCATAGGTGTAGGGCTCGAACGGGTGGTCGATCATCGGACGTGCTCCGGGCAAAAGTCGCGGCGGGAACGCACCCGACCCGCCCACACCGTCCAGCCGTTCCTAGCGGCCTGCTTACGAATGGCCTCGATGGTCGGGCCGTAGTTCACGGACGGGTCGACCACAGCCACGAGGTCGTAGGTTGCCCCGCAGGCGTCGCAGCGCAGGAACGCCTGGAAGGCGACGCTCATTCGGGGACCGCCGGCCCGGGTGGGGGATGCTGCAGGAACCCCGGGCCGGCGGCCGGCGCGGCGGCCGGTGGGAGACGGCGGGCTCCGTTCTCCAACGTTTGTCCTCCTCATCGGGTGCGCAAGGGGCCTTGCACGTAGGCACCCTAGCGGATACGATGAGCGAACGCAAGACCTATTGCGGTATGATTCTGACCATGTCCGAGCAGTCCGCCGCAGCAGAGCAGGCCGTAGCCCGTTATGCCGCTGTCGTCCGCTCGGCGCACGAGGAGGTAGTGGCCGCCATCAACGCCATCCCCGACCCCCAAGAGGCCCTCACCCACGCCAACAGCTTCTTCAAGGAAGCCGAGGCGGCCTACAAGGAAGCGGCCGAACTCCGGACCCAGACCGTCGGCCGCATCTGGGAGGCCAAGGAACTGTCCCTGACCGCCCTCGCCGACCTGGCCGGCGTCACCCGCCAGCGGGTCGGGCAGATCGTGGACGGCTACGAGAAGGGCAAGACGGCCGGAGAGGAGGCCCTCGCATGATCGAGTACGAGCACGGCATGGAGCCCTACACACCGATGACCGTCGAGGTGGAGGTGTGGCCGGTCGCCGCCGACCGCGCCGGCCTGTGGCTGCTCTCGGGCGAGGAGGGCCCGTGGCCGTCCATGCCCGTCCCCAACCACTCCGAGCCGCACTCCTCGGCCGAGCTCGAGCTGATCCGCCACGGCGCCCTCGATGACCTGATCTGCCTGCACTCGACGTCCTGGCGCAACGGCGGCGGGAGTGTGACCCTCACCTACCTGGCGGTCCTGGCCTGCGACGGGCCCGTGCCGTCTGAGTGGCCGGACGCCCGGCCGATCTCCCCCCGGGTGGCCGAGGTCGTGGGCGGGGAGCCGACCCACGGGCCGACCGAGCCGCCGATGGTCAGGCTGTGGGGCGTGCTGCTGCACGGCATCCGGCACCTGGCGTTCCTGCTGGAGCACGACGCGACCGTGGCCGCCACCCTGACCGGGGACTGGCCGCGGCACCTAGCCGCGTTCGAGCCAGCCATCGCCGTCATGTACTCAGAGGTGCATGTGGCCTAGAGCGCCCTTCCCCAGCCGATCCAGCGCCCCTCCCCACGGGGGGGCGCCTTCTCGTTGGCAGGACCGTAGGGGGCCTCTGGTGGGCCGGGAGGGGTGTCCTCGTCGGTGTCGGGTTCCTCGGGTAGCTCGGGGATGGGAACGGGCCGCATTGCCGCGCCTCCTGATGGGGCCTGTGTTGCTGACAGGATATGCCGACTCTTGACAAGTTGGGGCATACCGTCGTAAAGAGAGTGAGCGTTATCTCTCAGCAGAACGGGTTGGGAGGGGGTGATTCCCCATGACCCGATACCAGCGCCGACAGCTCCGGCGCACCCTCACCCTCATCGGCGCCACCATCCTGGCCGCCCTCGCCACCGCCCTCCCGGCCCTCGCCGCCACACCGAAGGGATGGCTCTGGTGACCGAGAACCCCCTGACCTGGATCATCGTCGGCGACAACGTCCTCCTCTACCGCAACGACGAGGACGACCTGCCTACCCTCATCATTCCCCTCGCCGCATGGGAGGAGTTCCTTGCCGGAGTCCGAGCCGGAGAGTTCGACCTGCCCTAACCCCAGAAACGCAGCAGCCCCACCATCCCGGTCCTGATGGTGGGGCTGTGCGCTTTGGGGAGCCGGGGGCTACACCAGGACAGCCCAGCGGCGCCCCGGCTCGGGCCCCTTGCTACACCTCCAGCGGCTCGCAGGACGAGTCGGCGTCAGTGTTGATCCAGCGGTTCGACAGCACGTTGAAGCTGTTGAGCTGCCCACCAGCCGAACCCCAGCGGACCAGACCGATCACCTGCACGCGGTAAATGGTCGAGCTGTTGCAGCGGAAGTAGGTCGGCGGGTCGGTGTAGGCGACCACGTTGGAGGCGGCACCGCTGTTCACGGGGCCGGCGCTCTTGAGGGTCTCCCAGCCGGTGTCGGTGAGCCGCTGGAGCCGGACGGTGTTGATCTGCACCCGGTAGGCGCCGCGGATCTTGTAGACCCGGGCGACGGCCCGCTGGTGATCCACGAGGGTGTCACCGTCGCCGTCGCGGTCGAACTGGCTGGCGTACACCCGGACGTTGATCTCCCCGGCCGCGGAGTTGCCGTTCTTGTAGACCGGGACATCGCGGCGGCCGACGTCGGTGCGGAGCAGGTCGTCGGCCTTGGCGAAGTTGACGACGAAGACCGCCGCCAGGACAGAGAGCACCGCGACCACCGAGGCCACGGCGAGGACACGCTTGCGCATTGCGGGTTCCCCCCTGGTAGGGATGAGAGAGAGTGCGGACCGGACGGCGCGGATACTCTCCCGATCAGCCCAGAGGGGGCAAGCTAGGCGACGGTCACGATCTGGTCACGGCACCGACATGCTGGAGGAGCTGCTCGCCGAGGAAGCGGGTGTAGGCGGGCGGGATAGCCTGGCTGAGCTCCTCAAGAGTCATCCAGCCAATGCCCATAGCTCGCTGCTGGTCAGATAGGGGGATGCGGTACACCCCAACCTCGATGGTGCGGCGCTTGTTCTGCCGGTTGGTAGCCATCGGCCAGCGCGAGGTGTTGCGGCCGTGGTCGCAAGGACGACCGGCCAGTGGGATGTTGCTCTCGAACAGCCGGTGTCGTTGCAGGTCAGGGCCGAAGCTGGTGCCGCAGAGCCGGATAGGGCTGTTGAGTGGAGCACCTTCCACGTTCTCAAGGACGTACGGCAGCCCGCTCGCTTGGAGTCGAGCCCTGGTGGCGGGGATCAGGTTCAGGTGTCGTTCGCGGTCGATGCCCTTTCGACGCCCGTAGGCGGTGAACCGCTGGCAGGGAGCACTAGCGTGGATGACGTCGAACCCCTCGAGGGGATACTCGAGCGCATCAGCCTGGTGGAACTCGAACGGGTAGTGCGGCTGCGGAGCGATGTCCACCCCGACGACCTCGAACCCGGCTTGGTGGTAGCCCATGCCGGCGCCACCTGCCCCGCAGAACAGGTCGAGGAGCCGGGGCCTAGTCATCGCCGTCTGCGCTTCTTGCGTGTCTTGGCATCCACCCTCGGCTTCTCCTTGACCCGTACCGGTGCCCGTGTCCACGCCGGGTCGGGGAGCTCCACCGGTTCGGCCAGGTCGGGAAGCCATCCCTCGATGTGCTGCTCGATCGGACCCGCGGTCATTGCTCCCCCTCCGTTGTCGTGGTCACGTCCTGGCCTGCCGTGGACACAGACGGATCCGGCAGGCTGTCAGTGGTTGTCGGCAGAGATGGAGCCGGACTGAAGTCCGTGGTCGAGGTAGACGACCAGGAGGTCGTCGGCCGGGTCGAAGTCACTGAGGCAGTCGCGGCAGACCGGCGCCCAGCGGGCGGAATCGCCGACGAACGCGACCGCCGCGACGGAGACGGGGGCGTCGTGGAGCCGGCAGACCAGCTCTGTTCGGGGAACGACTGTGACGGCCATGCTTGTCCCTCCTTGCTGGTTGACGGCGGGGTGGACATCACACGAATGATCGGGCGCAACACAGCAGGTGGCTCAGGCTTGGTAGCCATGGCCAGGGTGGAGCCGGTGGCGGCGGCGAGTAGGCCAAGAGCGGCCGGGATACGGAGGTCCCTCACGCGACTAGGGTCCGATCCGTACATCCGGGTAAGCGGAGCCGTTGAAGATTGCCCCCGCAGGAAGTTCAACCGGCCCCGGCCGTCCCAGCACCTCGGTCAGCGAGATGACACCGCCGCCGGCACGCTGCTTCTCGTTCATGGCGTCAAGCAGTGCGTTGTACTCTCGACGCTTCTCCAAGTTCGTCACTTGTCCTCCTTAGCTAGGTGCCCAGGCTGGGATCTCTTCCCAGCTCGGGATGATGAGCTTCCGCCTCACCGCTTCCTCCCGGTTGCCGTGGATCGAGTCAGGGCCGCCGTTGTGGTGGCTGCTCCAGGCCAAGGCGCCGTTGTCCGGATGGTTGATCCGCGGGTCACGGCTCCCGCCCATCTGCTTGAGCTTGCGGTGGTGGTACTCCCACCATCCCCACTCGCCGGAGTGGTCCTCACCGCACCACTCGCACAGCCCCCGGGCCCGCTCATAGATCGCTGCCCTCGCTTCCTGACTGAACGTCACTAGCCCCCCCGTTAGATGTCGCCAAGTCCCGCTTGAGACCGTCGATGGTGTCCTTGGCCAGCGCCCGCAACTGCTCGAGCTCGGCGACCTGACGCCGGAGCTTCAGGGCTTCCTCCCGCCAGATGTCGACCGCCTTGCTGGCTTCCTCAGCGTCTTTGACGGCCTCGTCTCGTTGGCTGGCGAAGACGTGGATCACCTCGGCCATCTGCACGGCCTGGCCGTGGGTTAGTTGCATCAGTCCACCCCCGATGGATCGCGGACACTGGCCAAGGTCCGCTCGTGGCCGATCTGCTGGGACAGTTCATCGATCAGAGCGTGGACCTCGGGCCGGAGCTTGCCGTCCTCGCCGAGACTGTGCGGGTCGGCGAGGAGCTGGCGGATCTCAGGAACCTCCCGCGGCACTGCCATCGGCCACCTCCCCGCGCTCTTCCTCGATCTGCTTTGCGAGTTGCTGGACGATGAAGACCGATGCGGCGCGGCGGGCCTCGATCACCTCTATCGGCTCGCTCGGCTCGTCACTTGAGCGGCCGATGGCGCCGATGGCCTTGCTGAACTCTGGCGGTGCCCCGACCAGCTCGGCCGGTTCCCGGGGTGGTGGTGGCTCCAGCGCGGCGCGTGGGATCGGTAGCGGCGGGGTGAGTGCTTCCCGAACATCGGCCGGGAGGGCGAGCAGGTTCCGCTCCCGCTGCTGGCGTTTTAGGCAGGTCTCGTACAGCCGGAGGAAGTTCGGCCGGAGGAAGTCCGGGTTCCCCGCGCAGACGGCTTGCCAGTCGGGGGCGAGGTTCCGCACCGTCTCCCGCACCAGCGGGGACAGCATCGGGGTGCCCATCCATCCGACCCGGCGGATCTCCTCCAGCACTTCGCCCCATGCCTCGTCGGCGTCGGGGATCTCCGGGGCCGGGTGGGTCACATCGAGGATGGCCTGTCGCACCTCGGCGATCCGGGGGAGGAACGTCGCCGTGGCCTCCAGCTTGCGGACGGCCAGCTCGGCGGGGCCGTAGTCGAACTCCTCCAGGTGGTCGGCGTATCGCTCCATCAGAAGCTCGACGTCTTCGGGGTTGCGGTTGCCGGCGAACTGGAGGAGTAGCGCCCCGGCGATGGCCTTGGCCTGGGCGCGGTCCATCAGCCCACCTCCTTGGCGATGGAGGCGCGGATGACGGAGGCGACCGAGGGCCGACCGCTTACGCCCTGGTAGTTCGTCTGGGCGGCCTCGATAAGCTCAGCGGCGTGAACCCGGAGCTTGGCTGGGCTGCGGACATTCCGGCGCCAGAACAGCGCGTCGCGGCACTCCCCGGCGGCGAGCCAGTCGATCAGCCAGCGAACCTGCTCCGGCTTGAACCCTTGGCTGTAGCCGACGACCCCGAGCCGGAGGAGCTTGTCCATGTCCAGCGCCCACGTCGGGGTGACGTTCGGGCGGCCAACCTCGGGGGTACGTTCGGCGATGGTGTCGGCGAGGTGGTGTGCCAGCTCCCATGCCTCGGCCGAGGGTTCGACCTTCGGCCGTCCGCGTCGGGGCTGGGCGCCGTCGGCCGATTTTCCGGCCGACTCTTTCTTTCCCTCTAGGGTTTTATTCTTTCTATAGGAAGTGGCCGCATGGGTGCGGCCATCTTGACCTGCGGTTTCGCGTTTGCCCTGGTCAGCGGTGGCCGCATGGGTGCGGCCATCTTGACCTGCGGTTTCGTCGTTTCCGCTGGTGATGGTGGCCGCATGGGTGCGGCCATACCCAAACGGGTCTCCGCGCATCTCCGGACCCGGGAGGAGGTGCCAGTCGTTCGCGTCCCGGAGCTTGGTAGCCCCGATGTATTGGGGTTTCACCTCAAGGAACGTTCCGTCGACCAGCTCCTCCTTGGTCCGGTCAACGGTGTCGACCGAGCAGCCTAGGAGTCCGGCCAGCTCGCCCCGGGTTGGGTGGTCGTGGGGCCGAAGGTCGGCCCAGCGGGTCAGGATGGCGTAGAGGCGGCACGCCCGGTCGGTGCCGGAGAACAGCAGGGCATCGGGCACGCGGCCGAAGGTGTAGCCGTAGACGCTCATGCCCTGGTTCCTCGGCATGGCGCGGCGGGATCTTGAAACACGGCAGCCCTCCACAAAACTCAGGAGGGCGTCACCCGCGCACAGGTGGTATGCTCCACCCAGCGAAGGTTCCGGACTCGCCGTCAGCAGCCCTCCGGGACCTGGGGCCCGCCGGGACTGCCATCCCAGGCGGGTCCTTTACTTACCGGACAGGATATCCCGTGTCCGGTCGAACTCCTAGGACCCTACGAATGTCGCTAGAGGCCCATGTCGCTTTGTCGACTGAGCTATCTGTGGACTTGGGGGGAGCAGGGTCATCGCGGTCCCCGGCTGAAGTTGTGCTTCACCCTTCAGTCAAACGGTGAGATCAGCAGCCTCGCGCTCGCCTACTCCCCCCAAGTCCACAGATAGCTATGTCTACTTGTCGATAAAGAGATTCGAGCGGGGCGGTTACGCAGCAACCGCTTACCAGACGGTTGACCCGCCCCGCTCATGCGTCATGAAGTCACCTGTCCTCCGGCATCACCTCCCTCTTGGGCGGTTGCCCACATCACCCGGAGCCCCTGGTGGAACTTCTCATGCAGCTCCTTGGCCTGGGGGTTGGATGCCTCGACGGTGGCGCCGCAGCGGTCACAGGACCCGAACTCAGCGGTGGGATGGGAGCGGAGGTAGCCGAGCGGGGCGGCCGGAACCCGGTCGGGGTCACGGTCGCTCATGCGTTCTCCTCGGCCTCGGCCATCAGCTCGTCCAGCCGGGCGAACAGTTCCGACAGCTCGTCACTGGCCCGTAGATCATCAAGGGTGGCGATCTCCCTCTCGACCTCGGCAAGGAGCTTCAACGCCTGGAACAGGTGATGCCGGCGGGTAGCGGTGGAGGGAAGCCGTGGGGGAGCGGGAGTCTCCGCGAAGGGTCCGGTCCCGAGGGATTCGTGGAGCCGCTGGATGGCTTGGTCGGCGTACTCCGCTGTCTGGGTCACGACGGCACCACACGGGTAAAGAACTTCTCGTAGTTCAGGTTGATGAGCAGGCCGCCCTCGACCTTTTCGGCCTTCCACTCGCTCATCGGCCCCATACGCTTGACGACTTCGCCGTTCCGGTAGTGCTCGTCGTCCACGAATGACACGACCTCGACGTAGACCAGATCGTCGCTCACGATGCTCTCCTCCTCTTACAGGCTTTGCAGTCGCTACGGCAGTCCAGCCAGTCACACTCGAACGGTGACGCCGGGCAGATGCACACCTCCCCGGCCTTGATCGACACCTTGGCGTCAGGGTCGGTGGTGCCGATGAACTTGGCTCCGTAGAAGGGCATCAGGTCACCTCTCTTCCGATGCCCAGGTCGGACGCCTCGGACGGGTTCAGCACCGTCTCGACCTTGGTGATGGTGACCGGCTGGCCCCGGTAGATCCGCTCCCACTCGTCATAGGTGAGCTTCACCACCACGTAGAACGGCTCCCCCTCGGTCATTGCGCCTCCTCGTTGTCATGGCAGCCCTTCGGGCACTCCCCGGGGGTATCGGGTGGGCGGGGCATCAGCCCTCCTCGTCCAGCCGGTCATAGGCGGCGATGGCTCGCTTCTGATGCGTGCAAGGCTCCTTCCACATGACCGCGCAGTCGTGACCTCGCGTCATGCGCACAACCTCACGGGCGGCCCGCAACTCAGCGGTCAGGGCTGTGATGCGGCTCCGCAGTTCCCACACGTCGGCGTTGTACTGCGCGTCTCCCGACTCGCTGTCGGTCGGTGCCTCAACGGCATCCAGATCGATCCTGGTCATTGCGCCTCCTCATGGCAGCCCTTCGGGCACTCACACGGCCTATCGGTCCACAGCGAGCGAACTTGACCCTTGCACTTGGAGCATTCGCCCTTGGTACACGGCCAGCTCACGGTCTCGACCTCGTTCTCGACTGCCATCTCAGCCCCCCCGGTCTGTTCTGACGTTACCTAACTTACCACACGTCACTATGGTACGCTAGTCTCCTCTGGTACTCTCGACAGTCATGGAGGCAAAGTTGATAGGCACGAACGAGGCGAGGGCCGACCTTGGTCGGCTGATCGACGCTGCCCACTACGCCGGGGAAGAGACGATCATCACCAAGAAGGGTGAGCGCCGGGCGGTGCTTGTCCCCTACGCCTGGTGGAAGGAACAGCGGGCCAAGCTCGACCCACCTGATGGTGAGGAGCCTGACCGGGCCGCAGAGTACGAGCGGATACAGCGGAAGAAGCTAGCCGGGGATGACGACTAGGGCCGGAAGCGACACCGAAACGGAGGACGACATGACTGAGCAACGTGAATGCGAAGACTGCGAAGCACCATTCGAGATTGGCCCCGAGCTGTACCCG